ATGAAACTCATCAGTAACGATCTGCGCGATGGCGATAAGTTGCCGCATCGTCATGTCTTTAACGGCATGGGTTACGATGGCGATAATATTTCACCGCATCTGGCGTGGGATGAAGTTCCTGCGGGAACGAAAAGTTTTGTTGTCACCTGCTACGACCCGGATGCGCCAACCGGCTCCGGCTGGTGGCACTGGGTAGTTGTTAACTTACCCGCTGATACACGCGTATTACCGCAAGGGTTTGGCTCTGGTCTGGTAGCAATGCCAGACGGCGTTTTGCAGACGCGTACCGATTTTGGTAAAACCGGATACGATGGCGCAGCACCGCCGAAAGGCGAAACTCATCGCTACATTTTTACCGTTCACGCGCTGGATGTAGAACGTATTGATGTCGATGAAGGTGCCAGCGGCGCGATGGTCGGGTTTAACGTTCATTTCCACTCTCTGGCAAGCGCCTCGATTACTGCGATGTTTAGTTAATCACTCTGCCAGATGGCGCAATGCCATCTGGTATCACTTAAAGGTATTAAAAACAACTTTTTGTCTTTTTACCTTCCCGTTTCGCTCAAGTTAGTATAAAAAAGTTGAATGTGAAACAGTAAAAACCATTAATATCAACGTCTTATAATTGACTCAGTCTAAATAATAGACTACAAAATACGACAAAACACAACATACCCAGTCACTATGAATCAACTATTTAGATAGTATTAGTGACCTGAGACAGAGCATTAGCGCAAGGTGATTTTTTGTCCTCTTGCGCTAATTTTTTGTCATCAAACATACAGCCAATCAGAAGAGCATAAAGCTGCCAAGCATTATATGTCTTGGTTTTATGCTCATTTTCATTAAAAATATATATAATAAGACTAATATCAGTATAAAATACTTATAACACTTAGAGTAAAAATGTAATCAGCTTATACAACCAACAATAACTTAAACTATAAAAAAACAATAACAGAAACATTTATAATTTATTTTAAGTATTCAAGAGATAAACTGGTAAATTTAACAACTTAATTTTGAGATCTAAGTCACATCAATCAAGCATTCAAACAGCTATATATTAAAGCTGTCCACATCGGATATGTGACACTAATAGTATCAATGGATTGATATTATTAATGGATATAAACTATGTAATAAGGATTTATTATGAATGTTCAACCAAATGTGCACACTGGATTAACCCCCCCCTTACATCTTGCACACCCACCACATCCTGCGCCAAATCAGATACCGGAATCAGAATTGCCACCTGGATGTGAGACTGGATTTGTTGTTAATATTCCAGAGGATATACAGCAACACACTCCGGAATGCGGTGAAACAACAGCTCTGTTGGGTTTAATAAGAGATAAAGGTCTGCTCTCAGGGTTAGACGCATATCTTGCTCCTCACCTTGAAGAAGGCTCAGCAGGAAAAAAAGCATTGGATATGTTTGGTTTATTCAATGTTACTCAGATGGCATTAGAAATACCCAGCACCGTTCCTGGTATCTCTGGTAAATATGGTGTTCAGATGAACATTGTAAAACCAGATATTCACCCCACAACCGGGAATTATTTTTTACAGTTATTCCCCCTACATGATGAGGTGGGAATAAACTTCGGTGCGCTCCCAGGACCACTCCAGAAGTTTCTCTCTCAAAATCCCAATCCATGGTTTGGAGTAACAGCTCAAGTTGTTCGTAACCACGGCATAGAACTACCTATAGTCAAAACAGATAATGGATGGAAACTAGTTGGAGAAACACCACTTACACCTGAAGGGCCTAAAGCAAATTATACGGAAGAATGGGTCATCAGACCTGGTGAGTTTGACTTAAAGTATGGCAGCACTCCGTTGCAGAGCACTTTAGGTTTAGAATTTGGAGCTCATTTTAAATGGGATTTAGATAATCCTAATACCAAATATGCCGTTCTTACCAATGCACTTGCGAATGCAGCTGGTGCTGCAGGGGGATATACTCTATCTCAATATACAGGAACAGACGCAATGCTGAGCCCCCATGTTGGCTCGATGGCCGGACAGGCTTTGGGGCATGCTGTACAATGCTACACTCCAGGATTAAAGCCAGACACTATTTTATGGTGGGCAGGTACGACTCTGGGGCTGGCAGATTTAAACAAAGCCGAGACAGGTGAAGGCAGATTCACTGACTATCCTCGTATATGGTGGCACGCAAGAGAAGGTGCCATCTTCCCTAATAAAGAAGATATTGCCCGTGCAACAGGGGCTGATATACGAGCTATGGAAGAAGGTATCCCTGTTGGACAGCGGCATCCAAATCCAGAGGATGTGGTAATCGATATCGAAAGCAATGGCTTACCACATCATAATCCATCAAATCATGTTGATATCTTTGATATAATCCAAGAAACAAGAGTCTAAGCTTTAACTTGTTTATTTTAAAATAATAGCTGAAATGGATGGCAGCTATCATTAATAAGGATTAATATATTTTTTCTAAAATACCCCACAAAATAAACACACCATAAAAATTCTAAATACACACACCTAATCTCAAAAAAAAAACAAACTTACTATTTGACTTGGATTCTGTTTTTAACCCAATATTTTCCGACAGCATCTCCACAGAAAAATGCATTTACGTAAAGACGCCCTCAAGTCATCTGAAACCTGTCAACCACAGGCATACTCTTGTATTCTTGATGCCTGTGGCGTTTTTACAAATTACTGACAGCTAATATTCGCTCAGAGAAAAATATTTTAACTATCTTTTATAACGAAGCTACCCTTACCATGGTCATAAAAACATTTATCAGCACTTACAACCATTGATGCCGTTAGTTTCTCTCGTGTCAGTGGGTGAGGTGATTTTTCACTAACTAACCGAGAAAATGCAGTAACATCAAATAAACTACATACAACTGAATCCCCTGAATTCTTAATAAACACCCCTTCCTCTGGTATCTCCAATGTAATGGGACATTGAGCAGACTCTGGCGGGCACTGAAGTCTCTCTGGACAAACAGAAAACTTATATTGAGATATTTTGCTCTGAATACCCTCTTGCGATTGTGCTTCACCTGAGTCCGAAAGCATACTTAGCATTCTCTCACTAAGGGCTCGAGGACCATTATTAAATCCCAAAATCAATAACTCAGAAAGCAATCCGCCATTACCGCCACTGGATGAAAAGCTCCCATCAGTAGCATCATACACAATACTGACAGTTTCACCACCTACTGTAATATCTCCGCGCCCATTGGCTGCAATTCGGGCACGAAAAACCTCCAGCCCAAGATTAAATGAATGTGATCCAATATCTGAGGTTAATGGCATAACAAAACTCCCTATTTTAATTTGAACTCCAGACTTAAATAGCTGTAACAAACATCTGCCTTATATGGCAACACAAAAACCGGAGCCGGACTCCGTTTTTTGTGTGTCGGGCTGTTCATTCTATCCTTTCAACATTCCGTCTGATTGGCATTTGTAGGTCCAGCAACAGTCAGTCACGATGTTAGTTATCTTGGCAGTGTTCTGGATGCAGCCAAACCTATATACGGAATTAATTACACATCAAACCCGGCGAAAAGTGCTCGTCCATATCTACTTAAACTTGCTTTGATTGGTAAATCAAACCGTCGTAATCGTAGACCAGCAGTTGATGAACTTGACATGCTCATTGAAGCCCTTCAACAACGATCTACTCATAAATGTTCAAAAATTCCGTTCGTTGATATCCTCAAAAGTTCAGCCTAGGCTATGCTGAACCGGTTTTCCTGAATCATTTTACCGTATGGTTAAATTTTAACGTCATAATACTTATTATTATGTTTACAAATAATTGCAATTTTAACAAAAGCTAACTACATAGTGATTTTATTATCTCAATGTTTTTTCAATATTATCGGTGTCATACTCAAACAACTGGAAACTAAAATTGTCATGCTTTTGATATTGAATATTTTCCTTTCGTAACATTTTAACATTCCCATCAATATCAAATAACGTTGCAATCTGCTCCAAATCTGTCTTATTTTGAGACATGCAGGAGAAGTAATTACAAATATCATCCAGCAAAATCGGAGTCAATGCTTTATGCGTCATCCAGTCCTCAAATCTTAACTTTCTGGTGACGCCCTCTCCTAAATCTGACTGATACAAGAATGCAGGACGACAAGAGTTTTCTCCTTTGGGAATATCGACAATGTAAGCATGACCAAGCGCACCATCATTAACACGTAATACAAAGCTCTTACATTCAGGCATACAGGACAGGCGTTCCTGAAGCTGCTCGAGCGATAGTGTCTGTTCATTTTCAAAGCAGTAACTGAAGCCATCCTTGTCCAGAAATAGTTTCATAATAGCATTAGCGGTAACTCCGCAGGAGGGTTCCACAATGCCTTTCTCTCGCCCTATAATAACCTCAACCTCCTCAATCGACATCCCCCAGTCTGTTGCCATCTGTTTGATGTTAGAGTCGATATTTTGCATTATTGCAGCAGGATTTTTCTGATGTATAGGTACTTCGTGGTCATCACTATTTAGCAATACATTAGCTTTGAGGTTCTGTGAGCACAGGGAAGCAAAATCTCTTACATGTAAGGCTGAAGTGTGTTGCATGGGAGATAATACAGCTTCAGTATTTACAGATATGGCCCCTGTCAGACAGGACGCGGACGTCGGGGGGGAAGGGTAATGTCTTTCATATCTCATTCATTCACTCTATGTTTATCTATAAATACAGGCGAGGTGCAAAAGGAACTTCTGGCATGGGCATTATGTCATGTCTGAAATTTTTCTGGTGCCTGTATGCCATTCGCCAGTCTCTCAGCGGCATTGTCCATTTCTGTGACGCGGCCTGGATTGCCAGCCACACCACTTTTTACCAACTCCATCCATGCAACAAATCCACTACACTGGATAAAATTACTAAATTTTACTTAATACCACACTAATAAGATCTTGCTTTCCTCCATGATAAGATTGCATTATTTGATTTTCACTCCATGAACGTTCAGAAATATTATAAGATGATATATCTATTGGATTAAATTCATTTCTCGTGCGATCATATAAGACATTTGTCTCTGTTGTATCGATAAAAAGAATTCCTTTTTGCTCAAGCCTGTCAAACATATCATAAATGGCATGCTCAGCCTGTGCCGGCAAGGACGAAATATTTAAAAGCGATTCTCCATTTATTTTATCCATTCTAATACCAATAATATCGCCATTATCGCCATATATTTTTTCTGCACTCCCGGCACCATAATATTGGTTGAAGCAACGAACTTCGTTTGTTACCTCTTCATTGCTTTGAGATGCAGTAAACATCTTCAGGACTTTTGTTGCATCCTCAGCATCTTCATATACTACAGCGTTACCCCCTTTGCCAATAACATTACCAGGCACAGGCAACCTGTTATAGTCCACACTCGGTAACTCTGGCGGTGCATAATCAACAGGAGGTAAATCAGGTCTATTCGAATGAACAGCACCTCTTTCCATAGTCCTATTCACTGGCGATGAATTCAGCATCACCTCAATTTTCCTGCTAATCTCTCCCTTAGGCCATCCCAGCCTGTGCAACAGATTAGTAAAGCAACCACTATGACTTTCTCTTGTAACGCAAAACTTATTATCAGTGACAACAACACGATATGTTCTGTTGCCCACCTTTACTTGCGCCCCATTATCCGAGCTAGCAGCTGCATCCCTTACAGAGGATAAAATACGACTGTCAGGAGAAGTCAGGTTTCTGGTTAAAGAATTCCATGAACACCCCAAATTTACAGAAGATGGTGATAGCATACATTTCAACCTTCAAAATGAATCAATCTTTACTTTCTTAACAAACATCACCATGACATGACAACAAAAAACTGGAAATTAACTATTGTTTTTGAGTATCTGGCAACTCATTCATCCTTCCAGCATCCCGTCAGACGAACGTTTACGAACTATAAATCAGGTATTACTGGCCCTCGAAATCTGGAGATACTGACGTATCAACACGGTTCAGTAACACCCGATACCTCTTCCAGACTGTCAACAACGATGTCTCTTCATCCGTTGCGATCTGCAGCATCCTGAATATGAATACCATAGCTTACGGCATCACGAAAAGTTTATGAGCGGCTCAAAGCATCAAGTATAGTATTATTAATCATATCGACCGTATGCTGATCAATGAGTCTGCCACGACTGTCATGGACGGCACGAATTACACTTTCGTATACGTTGCTTAAATCTGCTGCGGAAAGTGGTATTCGCTTGCCTATATCCAAAACGTAATCCGCATAGGCATTTTCAGCACGATTAGGAGCAATGAGAGCAGAGTATCCTGCCGGGGCGGAAAAGTTGAAGTTGTACTGTAATGAGGGAATTTTCATGTTGATACCTAATACCATGCAAATCATTTATTACAACAGAATAAACTTTATCAAATTCATTTACCATGAACTGCATGTATACTGACTTGTGTTCATGATCATATTAGGGTGTTTAAACTCAACAAAGTCACAAAAATGATTATAATTATGTAATGGTGTAAAGTTAAAATATTTCTTAACTCCTTTCCCCAAACCATCATAATATGGATGAGCATCTACTTTACTATGCATAAAAGAAAGTCCCTCAAGTAGAGCAGGATGATTACTACGGTTAACAATTATTGCACTATTTTCAATATTTACACTATCATTACGACGATCCACATGCATTGAAATTCCATCAGGAGCATATATTGTACCAAGCTTACCTGTAAGTATCATATCCATATCAAGATAGATACACCCCTCCCCGAATGAAATACCGTGATTCTTTGTATTATATGTGCACCTGAATATCTCTCCTGCTTTTAATAAGGCTAAATTTATGAAGAAATCAAACCATGCATGATTTCTTTTCTTTGCATACATAGAAATCAAAGAATCCTGCTCCTTTGAAATTTCCCTCAGCTCTTTCTCTAACAGATTCAACAAGTATTCATCTCTTTTGTCTTCAGTTCGTAACCTTTGTTCACATATAATATCATGATAAATATCTGATAGTTTTCTGTCATACATACTGAAATCAACATCTTCCCGATAGATTATCATTACATTTTCAAAATCTCGTTCCAATTTTGAAAAAGCAGTCTTTTGGTTGACTGAAAAATCGCCATCAACAAAAATACCTATCATACGATCACTCTCTATCCTTGCCGCATTTGTGACATTATCTAAATAGGGATGCTGCTTAGTATTAACTATTGGAACCTCATCTTTCTTATATCGTTCAGGATTAGGTTCAAACCACTGAAAAAGAATAGGCGTTTTTTCATCAATGACCTTTAACTCATATTCCTTTCCGGCAAAAGAAACCGTTTGACAGGGTGAACTCTGCACTATATTTGCTGAGTTATGGAAAGTTGTCCTTATCGGTGAAAGCATTCGTCGTCCTGTTTATCCATATTTTCTTCACAACTAACTCTTTAATCTATTAATTATATTGGCATACTCAACCACAAAACCTCCAGCAGTTTTGCCACCTTTGCTTTCCTAACAAACATCACCATGGCATGCCAACAAAAACCGGAGCCGGACTCCGGTTTTGTGAAGCTGTCGGGTTACTTCATCCCGCCAATATTTTCCCACGTCCCGTCAGCACGCAGAATTTGCAGCGGTCTTACCACGCACTGTATCTGCTTTTTATCCGCATCCAGTATCACCACCTGTGTGATTACCCTGTCCTGCTCCGGAATAATGCCATTCTCATCTGACTCCAGAATGTCTGCCGGTCCCAGTCGCAGTAGTGCTGTAAGCGACTGCACGTGTTCACGGCCATCATGCTTTCCGCAACCACACAGACGCTGCATAAGTTTTTTTAGTATATTCATGTCATTCTCCTGTTCTGCCTGTATCACTGCCCACTTCATTCAGCCCCTTAACATCCTGCCACGGCCCGTCACCAAACCTGACCTGCAAATGCTGAAACAGCCCCTGAACCTGTGTGGCATCTTTGGGGTCAAGAAAGGTCAGTCCGGTGATGAGCGCACCATCTGTACCCGGGAACCAGCCATTGCTGTTTGTCTCAATAATGCTCGCCGGCCCCAGCGAAAAACGGATTTGTGTCTCCCCCCGGGTCGCCCTTCGGTCCCTGAGGTCCGGTTGCCCCCACCGGGCCAGCCGCACCTGTTTCTCCTTTCGGTCCCTGTGGGCCTGCCGGGCCTGCCGCACCGGTATCTCCCTTTGGACCCTGTGGACCTGCATTTCCCGTCAGACCGGTCTCTCCCCGCTCTCCCCTGTCACCTTTCGGCCCCTGCGGGCCTGCCGGACCAGCATCACCTGCCGGTCCCCGTTCGCCGGTTGCCCCGACAGGGCCGGTGTCACCGCGCTCTCCCTTATCACCCTTCGGCCCCTGAGGACCCGCGGGCCCCTGTTCCCCCTTTGGCCCGGGAGGTCCCACCACGGTGGGGATTCGGTTTACGGCCTCTTCCGCCGCTATCCTGCTTTGTTCCGCTGACTGTGCGCTTTCTGCTGACTCCCGGGCTTTTTCTGTTGCGGTCGTTGCATCCCTGGCTGCATTACCGGCTGCACTTTCTGCCATCTTTTTTGACAACTCAGCATCTGTTGCACTTTGTAATGACTCACTGGCTTTTTGAGCGGCCGCAGAGGCCGAGGACGAGGACGCATCCTCTGACTGCTTTGCTGAGGCTGCACTTTCTGCCGCCTGCCGGGCTGACTCCGATGCATCCCCTGCTGAAGTGTCAGCATTTGCAGCGCTCTCTTCTGCCTGACTGGCTGATATGCCAGCATTCCTCGCTGATGTCTCCGCCTCTCCGGCATTCTTCTTCGCCTCCTCTGCGTGACGCGCCGCTTCTTCCACCATCAGTTCAAAACGACGCATTGCCTCCGGCCGGACGTCATCCTCCGACATGGCACCGAGAAAATCATTCAGCGTCCCCGGTTGAGAATCTTCATACACGGTGATGGTCCCGGCATGTGATGGAGGGAATCCCTCCACCAACAGAGTGACGCTGTACTGACCATACTCGACGTCCATGCTGTAACGCCCTGCCTCATCCGGATTTTCAGAGGCCACCGTGTTCACCACCACCGTGGTGCTGTTACGTCTGGCTTTCAGTTGAATGGTGCAGTTCTGTATTGGTTTTCCTGTGCCGTCTTTCAGCACACCTGAAATCTTTACTGCCATATTCACCCCACAAAAAAGCCCGCCTGAACCGGCGGGCTGTCATAACACTGTGTTACCTGGCTAATCAGAATTTATAGCCGACACCCACGATGAAACCGTCAGTGCGCCAGTCGCCACTGCCGGAACCTTCATAAGCAAGGTCAATAACCACCGTCTCTACGGGACTGAACTGAATCCCGGCATTCCAGGCCGGCGACAGATGACGCGCAGTATGACCATCACTGGCGGTGGTGGTCTCCTTCACATACCCCGGTTTCACTTCATCACGCCGGTAATCCTGAACACTGTCAGACCAGCGGGTGTACGCCATCCCGGCCATGCCATAGAGACTGACCCGCTCACTGAGCTGCCAGACAGGGCCGGCCATCAGACTGACATAACGACCGCGCAGGCTTTCATAATGGAAGGTATTTTCACCCGTCTTCATCGTGTCACTTTTCTTCACCGATGCATAACTCAGCGCGACAATGCCGCCCAGGTGATCCGTGAACTCATAACGGTATTTCACATTAATCCCTTTTAAATCACCTGCACGCGCACCGGTACCGGACAATGCCGGTACGCCGCCCGGGTGAACCTGAGCATATCCCACGGAAAATGCACCGTGTCCGCTTTCAGCCTGTGCAGGAAAGGCAATTCCTGCCAGCAGGGTAGTAAACAATAATATCGTTGCGTATAAATGCCGCATGATTACCTCTTTGTTTTCAGTCAATAAAAAAGGCACCTCCTGAGGTGCCCGTCCGGGTTAATAAACCGTCAGCTGATACTGATCCCTGCCGTGGATTTTTTCATGACCACAACCAGTAAATCACTGATGTACGTTGTCGGCGTCCAGTTGTTCGCACCGGCCGACGACACATTAAACGTCAGGGTGACATGACCCCGCCCTGCCGGCATATCTATCACCGATGAGAACACCCGGCTGACATCCGTTGCCGGTTCATGGAAAATCTCAACCCCGTTCTTCAGCACCTGCAGCTTACAGGTGGAATACCAGTACGACTGCTGATTCGGGCTGTTGAAATTCTGGTGTTTCGTCCCGCGAAACAGCACCGGGGGAATGATAATCTGCCGGTCGAAGCCCTGGTCATCGTAAACTGTGACGGTTACCGTCCCGCTGGCATAACTGTTATTCCGGGGAAAGGCTTTCCCCACCGTCTTCACCAGGTCGCCTTCAATCTGGTTTGCAGACAGTTTCCCTCTGATGACACAGTTCTCGTTAATGGTGACATTATTGAGCGTGCCGGTATTCGCGGTAATTGCTCCGCTGATATCCGCGTTCCTGGCTGTCAGCTTCCCTTCCGGCGTCAGGGAAAACGTCGGGGGATTGCCGGACGAGGTGATACTCACCGCAAACAGCCGCTTCAGGAACACATCGTTCATGAACAACTGATTCCCCTGCGCCACAAATAACGGCGTGGTGTTGCCGTCCTCCGGGTTAATCATCGCAATACGGTCAGCCAGCAGCAGTATGTTGCTCAGGGGCTGGCCATCAGTATCCTCAATCCCCGCTCCAATACCGGCAACATAGGGTATGCCATTTTTTGTTTTCTGTACCTTCAGCATGTAAAGTGCAGCAAGGTCATCATTTGTGTCCTTCTGCACGCGCTGTATCTGCTGAATGGTGGCGCTCTGGTCTTCCAGCGTTTTACTGACCGTCTGTGTGATTTCATTGCGGGTTTCGGTGATGGTGGTCTTCATCTCCGCCATCTCATCCGCAAGCTGGCTGTTGTCTATCAGCTCCCACAGCCCCTGAGCCAGAGTAAGCGTCGTCTCAGCACCGTCTGGCAGATCCTGAAATTCCTGAGAGAATAGTGGACACCAAATATGGTGGACGCTATCCATGAAATCATTAACCGCAGTGCGTAAAAAAAGCCCTAATTATCCCGTTGAGTTCAAAATCAAAATGGTTGAACTCTCGCATCGACCAGAGATCTCCGTAGCGCAACTCGCTCGTGAGCATGGGATCAACGATAATTTGCTGTTCAAGTGGCGCCAGTACTGGCGCGAAGGAAAACTACGTCCTCCTTCAACAACAGAAAACAACGTGCCTGAGCTGCTCCCGATAACACTTGATGCCGAAGATGTTGTCCCTACAACCTCCCCCCGGTCACAACCTGTAGCTGCTGCGACACCTGAATCACTCAATATCAGCTGTGAAGTGACGTTCCGGCACGGATCACTCCGTCTGAATGGTGCCATCAGCGAAAATATCCTGAACCTGCTGATACGGGAGCTCAAACGTTGATCCCATTACCATCAGGGACAAAGATCTGGCTGGTCGCTGGCATCACCGATATGAGAAACGGCTTCAACGGCCTGGCGGCAAAGGTGCAGACGACGCTGAAAGACGATCCGATGTCAGGTCACGTTTTTATCTTCCGTGGGCGTAATGGCAGTCAGGTAAAGCTCCTCTGGTCTACCGGCGATGGACTGTGTCTGCTGACCAAACGGCTGGAGCGCGGCCGCTTCGCCTGGCCGTCAGCCCGGGATGGCAAAGTGTTCCTCACACCGGCACAGCTGGCGATGCTGCTGGAAGGTATCGACTGGCGGCAGCCTAAAAGACTGCTTACGTCCCTGACTATGTTGTAAGCCTCTTTATCCTGGTCGACGCTGAATGAGCCTGGTAATATACCCGGTATGAGCAGCTCACTTCCTGACGATATCAATGCACTGAAACGTCTCCTTGCCGAACAGGAGGCGCTGAACCGTGCCCTGCTGGAAAAGCTGAACGAGCGTGAACGCGAAATAGACCATCTGCAGGCACAGCTGGATAAGCTGCGCCGGATGAACTTCGGCAGCCGCTCCGAAAAAGTCTCCCGTCGTATCGCACAGATGGAAGCTGACCTGAAGGCACTTCAGAAAGAAAGTGATACCCTTACCGGTCGGGTTGACGACCCGGCCGTGCAGCGCCCGCTGCGTCAAACCCGCACCCGCAAACCGTTCCCCGAATCACTCCCCCGCGATGAAAAACGGCTGCTGCCGGCAGCATCATGCTGCCCGGAATGTGGAGGCTCACTGAGCTATCTGGGTGAGGATGCCGCCGAACAGCTGGAGTTGATGCGCAGCGCCTTCCGGGTTATCCGGACTGTACGTGAAAAGCATGCCTGTACTCAGTGCGATGCCATCGTGCAGGCCCCCGCGCCTTCACGGCCCATCGAGCGGGGTATCGCAGGACCGGGGCTGCTGGCCCGCGTGCTGATCTCAAAGTATGCAGAGCACACCCCGCTGTACCGCCAGTCTGAAATGTACGGCCGCCAGGGCGTGGAGCTGAGTCGTTCACTGCTGTCGGGCTGGGTGGATGCATGCTGCCGGCTACTGTCACCGCTGGAAGAAGCGCTTCAGGACTATGTGCTGACTGACGGTAAGCTCCATGCTGATGACACGCCTGTCCCGGTGCTGTTGCCAGGCAATAAGAAAACGAAGACCGGGCGGTTATGGACCTACGTTCGTGACGACCGTAACGCCGGGTCAACGCTGGCGCCGGCGGTGTTGTTCGCTTACAGCCCGGACAGAAAAGGCATCCATCCGCAGACCCATCTTGCGGGGTTCAGTGGTGTACTGCAGGCGGATGCATACGCCGGGTTCAACGAGCTGTACCGGGATGGCCGGATAACGGAAGCCGCCTGTTGGGCTCACGCCCGCCGTAAAATCCACGATGTGCACGTTCGCACCCCGTCAGCCCTGACGGAGGAAGCGCTGAAACGGATCGGCGAACTGTACGCCATAGGCAGAGATAAGGGGAATGACGGCGGAGCAGCGCCTTGCCGAACGTCAGTTGAAAACGAAACCGCTGCTGAAATCCCTGGAAAGCTGGCTGCGTGAAAAGATGAAAACCCTATCGCGACACTCAGAACTGGCGAAAGCGTTCGCATACGCCCTGAACCAGTGGCCGGCGCTGACGTACTATGCAGATGATGGCTGGGCTGAGGCGGACAATAACATCGCTGAAAATGCGTTGCGGATGGTCAGTCTGGGCCGCAAAAACTACCTGTTCTTCGGTTCGGATCATGGAGGAGAGCGGGGAGCGCTGCTGTACAGCCTGATCGGGACGTGCAAACTGAACGGAGTGGAGCCAGAAAGCTACCTCCGCTATGTCCTTGACGTCATAGCCGACTGGCCGATAAACCGGGTCGGCGAACTGCTCCCCTGGCGCGTAGCACTGCCGACTGAATAACACATCCCCGTCAATACGGTTCTTGCTGCACGCTTACGAGCCAGATGCAGTTTTCCTATTTTTTCCCGAAACAGCCCCAGATACCCTTCTGCATCATTGCTGGCCCGGCCACTGGCTTCCACAAACGCAGATTTCCCCACCAGGTTGACGCTGCGCACGTAAAACCAGAAATCCTTCCCGGGCTTAATGTGCGGGCCGGATACACTCCACTGACTGCCGGTCCCCAGATAACGGGCAGAGGTTTCCACCTGAGATGTGTCTGCGATTTTTGTCTCCGAAAACCAGAACTCAAACTGTACCGTCGGGTCATACACCGCAAGACGCGGGACCGCCGTTATCTGAAAATACCCCGGCGTCAGTTCAATGGTGGCGGGTTTTGCTGGCGCGTTAATCCGGAAGGTGGTGGTGGCCGGTTCGCCCTGCTGGCCATAACTGTTAATTGCCCTGACTGTCAGGGTGTATTCCCCGAGCGGCAGGCCACTGAAACGGTGCGCCGTGTCTGCGGTGATGGCGGTGGTCACCAGGCGGCTGTTTTCACCGCTTCCACTGGTCAGGCGCAGACTGAAGCGCACACCCTTCACCACCCGCGGCGTGTCCCATTTCGCCTGTGCCAGATACTGACCGTCAGCCGCGCTCACCTCCACCGTCAGGTGCTGCACTGCCGGTGGAATAACGCTGTTCAGGGTGCCTGACTGCGGCTCAAAGCTGGCCCCGTTATCCACGATGGCTTCTTTTTCCGGTACGTGCTGCACCGCCGTGATGGCAAAGGTGCCGTCCGTGTTTTCCCGGATGGAGACACAGCGGAACAGGCGACGACGCAGTGACGGCAGGGAGAGTCCCCATACACCGTATGTCTCCACACCATCAGGCAGGGTGCTGACCTGTATCCGGTCCGGCGCGGGGTGTGCAGTGATGGCCACGCTCACCGGCTTACCGCTGCCGTTAATCAGGTTCACCGTGGCGGCACCTGTCTCCGGCAGGGTCACCTCACGGTCCAGTGTCAGGGTACGGCTGGCGGCATCGATGGACAGGATACGTCCGCCGGTCATGGTCCCGGCATAGTCGTTATCACAGATTTCAATAATGTCACCGGGTGTGTGACGTAGCCCCTGTGACCCGAGCGTGAAATCCACCGTCTGCGTTTCCAGCAGTCCGGTCTTTATCACCCACAGCCCGGCACGGTGGGCCTGACCGCGACTGGTGCAGCCGAACGCATCCATCTTCAGCAGGTTGCGCCCGTAGCGCAGTATGGCTTCCGGGTCTTCCACCAGTTCCGTGGAGGTCTGCCAGCCGTTCTGCGGGTCGGTGTAATTCACCTCCACCGCCGTGTGGCGGTCCTTCAGGGCGCTGAAGCTGTAGCGAAACCCCACGCCGTTATCATCCACCACCACATCGCAGTTGGTGTACGGCCACACCACATCCGACGGGCGGTCCTGAACGAACGTCAGCGTCTGGCCGTTCCATACCGGCATACAGCGCATCGCCGAGCAGAAATCACTGAGAACGTCCCACGCCTTACGCTGTTGTGACAGGTACGCATTAAAGGTCATCCGCGGCTCTGTGCCCCCGAAACCATCCGGGACCGTCTGGTCGCAGTACTGCCCGATGGCATACAGCGCCCACTTGTCAACATCCGCCGCCACCAGACGTTTTCCCATGCCGTAGCGCGGGTGAGTCAGCATGTCCCACAGGCACCAGGCCGGGTTGTTGCTGTATGCCGGTTTCAGGCTGCCGTCCCAGATGCCGCTGTACGTGCGTTTTTCCGGGTCATAGTTTGACGGTACCTGGATGATGCGACCTCGGATATGGTAGTTCACCGTCATCTGCTGACCGCCAAACTGCTCCGCATCCACCTGCAGCCCCACAATCGCCGTGTTCGGGTAGCACTGTTTCACATCGATGATTTCGGTGTATGACGACCAGAGCGTCTTATTCTGCAGCTGGTCCGGGGTGCTGTCCGCTGTCTCCCGGACCATCCGGATGTTAAAGGGCCGCTCAGGCAGATTCTCCAGAATCACCGACGCCAGGTACTGTGAGGTGGTCTTGCCGTTAATGGTGACATCCTTTTCCGTCACCCAGTTACCGTTACGCTGCAACTGAATCAGCAGTCGGACAGAAGAGGGATTACGGTCGCCCTTTGAGGTGGTCTCCAACAGTGACTGCACCCCGAAGGTGACCCGCAGGCGGTCAATGTTCGCGGACGTAATGGTGCGCGTCACCGGCTTTGCCTTCGTCACTTCCACGCCCAGTGCGGTTTCCGCCCCGGAGGACTCAAAGCCTTCAGGTGGTGTCTGCTCCTGCTCCCCGGCGCGCCAGACCGCTGTCACACCATGTATCACAGGATTACCGTCCGTGTCCGTCAGCGGGGTTTTGTTCACCAGGATACTCTGCAGCCCCTTCACCGGACCTTCAATCGGCCCTTCACCAATGGCATCAATCACGCTCATCATCTGCGTGGACTTAAGATTGTCCTTTGCCTCAACCGGCGTGTGTGCCCTGCCGCCACCTTTACCCATAATGTTCCTCTCAATTGGTATTATTAATCGCAGTGATAGGATATTGCACAGCTATTGCGCGATATCATCAGAACGCTGTTTGTTACCCTGTAACCAGCAAGCTCAGTCTGTTAACGGAATTAATGAGGGTTTTATGAAATGTAAAATCATTGCTGCCATTGCCATGCTGACAGCAGCATCATGCGGATACGCAGCAGAACAGGAAGTCCCAATGAACCTTGTCAGTGCTGACGGAAAAGAAGTCAGCATTGGAAAAATAACCATTCAGGAGACCCCCTACGGTCTGCTGTTCACACCAGCCCTTCACTCTCTGCCTGAAGGCATTCATGGTTTTCATGTGCACGAAAAAGGAAATTGCGCCCCGGCACTGAAAGACGGAAAACCGGTCGCAGCATTATCGGCTGGCGGTCACTTTGACCCGAAAAACACCGGCAAACATCTTGGCCCCTGGTCTCCGGATGGACACCTGGGCGACCTCCCTGCGCTGTTCGTGACGCATGACGGAAAAGCGAACTACCCGGTCCTGGCCCCGAGACTGAACTCATTAAAAGAGATTAAAGGGCGTTCTCTCATGCTTCATGCTGGCGGTGATAACCATCATGACCATCCGGAGCCCCTGGGCGGTGGTGGTGCGAGAATGGCCTGCGGCATCATTCAATAATCAGTCAGGTAAGGGGCGGGCCCCTTACCTTTATTCCTCAGGACGATAAATCCTTTCTCCCTGAAAAGAACGGCACATCCTCCCTCTCTGAGTTAATGTTTTTGTCGTGACATAAGAATAATTCCTTACACTCAATCTTCGTAACTCTCCCGCAGTTCCTGTCCGTGAGCACTGCGGGATTTTTTCGCTTTTATGCCTGCCGCCCGATAACCACCACCTTCCCGTCACCGCCTTCATCACGGGTACTGATGTCCTGGGATATACGGCGGGAGCCAACCAGCATTTCACCGTAAGGCACCGGCATCGGGTTCCCCTGGGCAATCATGTTATCCAGCGAGGAAAAGTACGTGTTCTGTCTGCCGTTATCCGTTGCGCGGTAATCCGGTGTTTTTGCCTTCGGGGCCAGCATCTGGGCCACACCGCCCAGAATCATGCTGGCCCCCAGTGAAAACAGCATCGTGGTGGCAGAAAAACCACCGGCACTCAGGGCTGTACCCCATAACGCCATCGAGCCTCCGGCCGTGAAGAAAGAGCCCACGATGGCTGCCGCCCCCAGCACAATCTGCAGTCCACCCTTTCCGGCCCCGGCCAGTCGCGGCACAATGTGGATGACCGTTCCCTCACCCAGCTGTTCGTGAAGACGGGCGTACACCGCCTCCGGTGCCGTGTCCTCACCGCGAATACGTATCTGGTACCAGCCTTCGTTCATCTGACGGCGGAATCCCGGCATCTGCATCGACAGGGCACGGATGGCTTCCGCTGCCGTGTTCACATACAGGCTGAGGCGGCGGCCAAATCGTTGTAAATCCCCGTGAAGGCAGATACGTGCCAGTGGCGGTGACGCCAGGCTGAATGCGTTCGTCGTTGCCATTTTTCGGAATACCTCTCCCGTTTACTCAGTTGTTCAGGCAGATGGTGAAGCAGCTCACCGTTGCCGCAGTATATGGCGGCATGATTGGCCACCGATGCGCCAAAGCAGCACAGCAGGATATCGCCAGGCTGTGCGGAAGGCAGGGAAATCCTGTAAAAACCAGTCGCCTCCATATTGTCCAGGTAAAGGTTCTGACCGTTGCGCCACCAGTCATCCTCACGCTCAAAATCCGGCATATCAATTCCCGCCAGATGGTAGGCATCCCGGAACAGCGTGTAACAGTCCGTCACCCCGTGCTCAAAGCGCCGTCCTGTCAGATGTGGCACACAGCGGAATTTATGAATTTCCCCCCGGCAGACCAGCCACCAGGACAGTGCACTTTTTATCTGCAGCCGCCGGTCGGCCTCGCTCAGCCAGGGCAGACCACCGGGATGACTGTGGACCAGTGCCACAATCTCCCCCTGCATCTCTGCCCGCAGCCAGTCTTCCGGTGCAATACGAAAATACGCCTCCGGCTCTGCAGAGATATTCACACAAGGGATATACCGCTCCCCCTCCGGCGTTCTCACCACGAAGCCGCACGACTCCGCAGGCACACACCGCCGGGCATGCGCCAGAATCGCTGATTCTGTCTGTGTCATTGGATTTACTGCGAAAGTTTGTTAATGGAAAGGAAACCGCCAAAATTAGCCACCATGCCGCGCATCTCACACCCGCGCATGCACTTGCTGCATCTGTCCTTACGGATATCGGTGGTGGGTTTATCGAACTCATCCGCCACCGCAGGACCGTTATACCCGCATTCATCTCCCCGGTAATCCCACATACAGGTGTTCGCCAGCATGATGCGACCGGGAAACAGCGCTCCGTCCGTCTCCGTCGGTGTTGCCAGCACAAACGAGGCTGTCATGGCCGTCAGCTCTGACATCTGCTCCACCACCCAGCGGTCGCTCAGCTCCTGCTCCGGGTCCGCTTCCGGATTGCCCGCCACAAAATTCACCGCATCCAGAAAACGGGCATACACCCGGCGGCGGACCACCGTGGCCCCCACCAGGCTCTGCAGGTCCTCCGCCATTCCGGTGACCAGACCGAACAGATTCGACACCGTCAGCGACGGGCGGGCACTGCTGCCCTTCCCGTTCATCTCAAAGCCACTGCCGTCAATCGGGTATGCCTGATATTGCCGCCCCTGCCAGGTGACCGCCTCCCCTTTTTCATTCAGCTCATTACAGAAAAAATACCGCTCACCGCCCTGCACCGTCAGGTCAATTTCCCAGAGCACCACCCGCGGTGACTGCTCTGATTTAACCGACTCGTTCAGACTTTCTTCGTGAATATCCTGCATCAGTTCACCACCTGCTTAAACTCGGCACTGAATTCAACCCGCAGCATGCGAACCCGTGATGACCAGGCGGCACAGGTCACCTTTATCTGCCGCCAGGCATAAGGCGGTGTCCACAGAAACGCCTTCCAGCCACCGTGCTCTGCCAGGAATGCCTCCAGATGTCGGGCCTCCTCCCGGGTCACGGAAAGCGTCACACGGTATGTTTTCAGGTCAGCATTCAGCCCCGCCGCCATACGCTGCGAATACCCGTCACCAAAACGCACTTCACGCACCGATGGCTGCGAGTTCACCTCCATATCCGGCTTCACTTTCCAGCGAAATGTTTTCATCGCCTGCCTCCGGAAAAGACGCCGCCATCACGCATCTGCGCCTGAATCTCATCCTGCGCCCCCTTGCGGGCCATGTCATACACCGCCTTCATCAGCTGCGGCCCCGCCTGTCCGTTGGTGCCGTCGTTCTGAATCACCACGTGATTGTTCTGATTAAAACTAATGCCTTCCGCCCGCCGCATCTGCGCCGGACTTCCGGCACCGCCCACATAACCACCTTCCGCATACCCGCGCATCAGACGATACAGGTTGCCGACGCCAATCCGGCTGGTTGCCTCCTTCGTGAAGACAAACTCCCCGCGGTGGACAATACCGGCAGGTTCGTATTTGCCACCGGTTCCCGTAAATCCTCCGGTCGCGAAATGGAAGTTCGCCGCCGCAGCCTGAATGGCCGTCCCCGTGGAGGCAGACGCCCCACCACCGAAAGCACCACCCATGGCGCTGCCAATACTCCCGACAATCCCCACCATGGCCTGCTTCAGAAAAATCTCTGTCAGCATGGAGAGCACAGAACGGGTGAAACCACGCCAGCTCTGTTCGCTGCCGGTCAGCATCGCTGCCATATTCTGTGCAATACCGTCAAAGGTCTGCGTGGCCACGCTTTTAACCTGCGAAAAACTGTCCGTCGCACTTTCTGCCCACTCGCCCCAGCCGGACTTCAGACCGGCCATCCAGCTTCCACGAAGCTGCTCCTCCGCAGACCAGGTGTTCTTCAGTGCAGATGTGGCCTTCGCCAGCGCATCCGGATTATCACCGTACACGTCACGAAGGCGCTGCGATTCCGACTCCCGCTGTGCCTGACGGTCCGTCAGCCCCCGGGCTTTTGCGCTGATTGCAGCCTGCTTCGCACTCTGCTGCTGTTCAAACCGCACAGCCTGATTTGCCAGCTCATTCAGCCGTTTCTGGTATTCAACCTTGTCACCCAGGTCAGCCAGCTGGCGTTTGTACTCCAGCGTCTCTTGCTCATGGGCCAGCAGGGATTTCTCCTGTGCAGACAGCTGGCGACGTTGCGCCGCCTCCTCCAGTACCGCGAACTGACTCTCCGCCTTCCACAAATCCCGGCGCTGCTGGCTGATTTTCTCATTCGCTCCGCTGTGCTTCTCCAGCGTCCGGAGCTCGGTTTCAAGCGCCAGCAGCGCCGCATGCGTCAGGTCTTCCTGACGCTCACCGGCTGACACTTTAACACCTGACGACTTCGGCTTTTTCAGCGTCGATTCATAATCCTTTTTCGCCGCCGCCATCAGCGTGTTGTAATCCGCCTGCAGGATTTTCCCGTCTTTCAGGGCCTTATTCAGCTCTTCCTGCCGGTTAGTATATTTCTCCAGCGGCGTCAGCAGACGCTCATACGCCTTCTGCGCCTCTCCGGTATACTTCAGCTGTGATGCGTCCCGTTCGGCCCGGTCCCTGGTAGCCAGTTCACCGGCTTTTTCCATATCCGACTGCAGCGTGGCCGCTGCCAGCCCCAGACGGGCATTTTCCCGGTCATCCCATGCGCCCTGCAGGTTGGCACGGAAAGAGGAGGTCTTTCCCCGGCGCTGGCTCCGGCTCTGGTACCACTGCCATTTTTTATCCGCCTCATCAAATGCCTTCTGTGCACTGGCGAGCATATCCGCTGAGGACTCAGGACGACCGATATCCAGAATGGCATCCCACATCGATTTGAATGCCTTCCCTGTTTTATCCGCCCAGGTCTCCAGTGTTCCCATGTTTTCTTTCAGGCGACGGGTCTGCTCATCAAAGCCTTTCGTGGCGATATCGTTCGCCGCCTGCAATGCCCCGGCCTCGTCTCCGGAACGCTGCAGCTGTGCAACATACGCAATCTGCTCTGCCGTCACGTTACGGAACTGGCGCGCCATCGCCATCAGTCCCGACGTCGGGTCGGTGGTCAGTTTTCCGAAAGCCTCTGCAACCTTGTCCACCTCCACACCGGATGCAGACGCAAAACGCGCGACACTCTGGTTGATGGCATCAAACTGCTCACCACCACGCACACCGGCATTCACCAGCGCCGTCAGTGACTCGCTGGTCTGGTTAAACGTCAGCCCTGCCGCCTGCCCGGCTCTGGACAGGGCCAGAATACGATCTGCCGTCAGTCCCGCCTGATTGCCGGAAAGGACCAGCGTTTTGTTGAAATCGGACAGCGTGGAGTTGCCCTGATACCAGGCATACGCCAGCGCACCGGTCGCCACCGCCAGCGAGGTGACCCCGACCATCGGCAGGGTGATCGCACCGGCAAGCCCCCTGAACATGGGGATCATCCCGCCGAAGGAGTCCTTCAC